TTGTTATAAGAAATTGTGTCAGTGTCTGTCCAATATGTTACTTTATTAGCAGCGCCTGATCCATCAACGGGACCAGAACCTATAGGGATTTCAATTACATTTCCGCTGGAATCTACTGCTAATCTTTGAGTAGCTGTGCCCGTAAATGTTCCTGAACCATAAGCGTTAAATTGTACTGCTCCATTTGTATTAAATGCCGCTTTAGTATACCCCCCTGACCTTAGTTTTAAATAACCGGCACCCGACCCCTCATTTGTTATTCTCCAATGATTCGATCCATTGTATAGCTCAACTGTTGCATCATTACCTGAAGCAGCTAAAATTTTTGTATAAACATTTCCAGCTCCTGTAACTTCTAGCTCTCTAGTTGGGGCGATTGTCCCTACGCCAACAAAACCATCCCTATTAATTGCTAAAGCGTTAATGTTTGTATTAGAAGAGTTATGAGTCCTAAACAATATTCCACTACTAGCTTGATTTGGCTCAATAATATAATCAATTGCTGAGTTAGTAATTATATTATCTATCTTAAGATCAAAAATATAACTAGTCCCTCTTGAGAATCTAGTATTAGGAGACCCACCAGCATTATTAATATGTAATTTTAAATCTGCACTTGTAGTACCTATACCAACATTGCCATACTCAAATATTGTTTTAGTATTAAGACTATTACCAATATTAATTGTATTTGAACCGCATGTATTTACATCATAACCAATAGCTATTGCATTCGAATCAGAAACAGAGCCACCCTCTGTTTTAGCTCCAATGAATATATTACATGAACCGGTAGTGATATTACAACCAGCGTATCTACCAATAGCAGTATTCTCATTACCTGTTGTGATACAATAGAGAGAAGTATAACCAATAGCTGTGTTATAATATGCTGTAGTACCACAGTATGCAGCATACATACCAATAGCAGTATTACAACAACCACTTTCATTGAGAAACATGGCGCTTAAACCAACAGCTGTGTTTCTCTCTCCAGAGGTATTATCCCTTAATACATTGTTACCAACAGCCGTATTGTATCTACCAACTGTATTATCTCGCAAAGACTGATAACCAAGAGCAGTATTACAATCTCCTGTCGTGTTTTTACATAGAGATTGTGAACCATATGCAGCATTGTAACAACCTGATGTATTACACATTAATGATTCATAACCAGCGCCTATATTATCACAACCAGAATTTGCAGCTCTAAATACATTAAAACCTAAAGCTGTATTCCTAAAGCCCGTGTTGTTATATAAAGCACAAACCCCAACAGCTACATTATGTGAAGCTGTATTGGTTCTTAATGATGCATATCCTACAGCGACGGTCTGGTTCGCAGTATTATTACATCCAGCAACATTACCAATAGCAGTATTACAGGAACCTGATGAATTAGTGAAGAGCGCGCATTGACCAACAGCTGTATTATATTGACCGATTGTGTTACATTGTAGAGTTTTATAACCTATTGCGGTATTACTATCTCCACTTACGTTAGCAAATAATGCATTATAGCCATATGCTGTATTGAGACTACCTGCTGTGTTATTGTATAGAGAATTAACACCTGTAGATGTATTATTAATACCAGTGGTATTATTATATAATGATTGTATACCTATACCAATATTACAAGTACCTTCTGTGTTGTAGAGCATTGCTCCATCTCCAACAGCTACATTATATTCTCCTGATGTGTTCGTGAAGAGTGCGTTCCTACCTATTGCTACATTAAAACAACCTGTTGTATTGCTATGCATAGCGCTCCTACCAACAGCTATATTAAATGAACCAGATAAATTACTATAAAGCGTGCATCTACCAACTGCGGTATTACTTGCACCTGTTGTATTATTTCTCAATGATTGTGAACCAACAGCTGTATTTTCTGCTCCTGTTGTATTAGAATAAAGAGATAAATATCCTAGACCTGTGTTATTACTTGCTGTATTATAATAAAGAGCACTATTACCAAAAGCTGCATTTCCGCCGGTGGTAGTATTACATATGAGTGCTGCATAACCCATAGCAGTATTACTCGAAGCAGTATTTTTGTGTAATGCATACATACCAACTGCAGCATTATAACAACCTGAAGTATTATAGTATAAACTCTGAAACCCAACAGAAGTGTTACCTTGGGAAGTTAGATTGCAATATGATGAGTGATAACCAACAGCTGTGTTTCTACATCCTGTAGTATTGTTAATTAAAGCTTGATAACCCAGACCTGTATTACATTCTCCTGTTGCGGAATTTAACGCATCAGTACCTACTGCAGTATTATTTGATACATTACATCTACCTCTCCCTACTCTCACACTATTGATACAAGCATCACCTGCTACATCTAATTTAGCAGCAGGACTCGTCGTACCCACACCAACATTACCAGAAGAATCAATAACCATTCTATCTGCGCCTGCAGAAGCATCTCTGAATCTAAAGTTAAGATCGTCTGTTCCAGTGCCCCCTGCAAATATAGCATATGCTCGATCTGCCCCTCTTGTGGTTTTGATTACAAGTCCTGCGTATTCTCCGTCATTTTTAGGTTCTATATATAATTGGCCATCCGCAGATTGATCACCTTTTATATTCAGTTTGGTGATCGGAGATGAAGTGCCTAAGCCTAAATTTCCATTGGTGTTTAAATAGAAATCGTTTTGATTATAACGTCCTGCTACAATATGGCTATCAGCAAATACCTCAAATACAGGTAACCCAGCAGCATCGTTGACAGACATTAATGAGTCACTAAGATCGTCAACGACCTCAAACAAAGTTCCATTTGTTCCATCAACTTTGAGCACTGAACCTCCAGAAGTGGAGCCGACTATTTGCAATTTAGAAGTAGGGCTTGTTGTATTTATACCAACATTGCCTGCGGTGTCTATCCTCATCCTTTCAGTTTGATTAACATCAAACCTCATCGGAAAATTAGAAGTTGATCTAATTAAAACTGCAGAGTCTTCGGCTCTTAAATCTAACCTACTGTTATTTGTAGTGTCCTCAATTCTTACAGTAGCGTTACTAGAAGAAGATATCTCAAGCGGATAATTAGGGCTAGGTACATTTATGCCAACATTAGTTCCATTATCAACCAATACCCCTGTAGTTAAAGTATCTTCATCGGCCCAGCGAGCTACATAATTAGTGGCACCAGAGCCTCCCACACCAGACAATACATCTTCGATCTGCTTCCATTGAGGCCCTCCTTCTTCAGAGGCTAAAACATACCCTGCTTCACCTGTGGTGTTTTGCGAATCATATAGATATCCGCTTATTTGAGCATCCCCACTAACATGAAAATGATGTTCAGGAGTGCTTACGTTAATTCCAAGGCCGCTTCCACTTGAAAACAAATTATCAGATATATTTAAAATATCTAAATCAGCATTATAAAAAGCTAACCCACTATTAGTATCGCCATTAAATAATCCCGTTGAATAACCAGCTCCACTTATAGCCGAAACAATATCCCCACTACTAACATAAGTTAAATCTGTAAATGTCCCTTTGTTACCATTTGCATCTATAGGTCTTACTTTAAAATAATAATCGCTATCAGCGGAAATATCGTAAGTAAAATTAGGCTCATAATTAGTTGATATGAAACCTGATAAATTAGTAGCCATCAAGCTACCAGTAACACCAGCCAGCAAAACGGCATACCCAGAAGACACAGGGCCTGTTGGTCCTGTAGGCCCAGACGGTCCACTAGGACCACTTGGACCATAATTTTCATAAGTATAATATCCTCCTGTTATATTTTCCGCATAAGTTCCTGTATATATACCTGAATCAAAATACCCACCTCCGGGGTAGAAATAAAACTGTTTATCGTCTGGGTCAATTTGTACTCCTAAATATATTTTATTAGAATTTGTATTGCCTGAGGGAATAGCTATTTCTTTTACTGGAGACTGACCAGTGTAAGAGCCTCCGGGTAAAGCAGACTGATTGTCAAGTAATATAGTGTGTTCTTTCCACTGTATACCAGTAGTGTTATATGTAGAAAAAATAGGCTCAGAATTATTGCCGCTATAATAGTAATCTTGCCCCCTAAAATTGTCTCCGGTAAAAAAATTATAATCTATTCTGTTTTGACCGCTACCATGAACCAAAAAGCTTACGTTCGATATTGATTGAGACTCTATAGAAAAAGAAGATTCTAAATCTTCGCGACCACTTTGAAAAACAAAAACTTCATAATTAACTTTTTCTAAAGTAAAATCTTTGTTTATAACTCCTTTATAATATGAGTTTATATTTCTATTAACAGGGTCTCTTTCAACAACCACTTTCCCCCTAAATCCAGAAGGTTTAATGTTATAATTTAAAGGGTCTATTTCTAGAGGTTTTATCGATGAGGGATAAATGTATGCAGAACCTGTACCATATATGTCTACAGCATAAAAACCATAATAATATGCAGACTCGACTCCTGCATCATAATTTTGTTGAAAGTTACCTAAAGTTCGCCCTTTAACATTTATATCTTGGTAAGCAACAGCTGAGTTTTCTGCGCCTGTTGAAAGAACATCAAACCCTGAACCAGTGCCAGCACAAAGGATTAAAGAATCAATACCAGAAATTTTAGAAAATTTAGGTTGAAATTTTATACTTTTTCCTATGCTAACATCTAACCCAGTAACATCAGGCCTTTCACACGTTAAAAAGAATATTCCAGTATGAGTCCGATTATAATAATCGTTAGCTACGACTTCAAACCTAAACCTTCTCTCATCTCTACCACTTTCTAAAGAAAATTGGGTTTTTAAATTTTCTATATCTACTTCATAATAATTTTCGTAATAACCTGTTTCTAAAGTTTGAAGCAATAAACCTGTTTCATCTCTTAAAACAATATCAAACCCGGAAAAGAAATTTAAATCAGGTATATCATAATCATTATATACTTTATTTTGTGCAGGATTATATAAATTCCAACTAATATAAGGAGGATCACTATGAAATTGTCCACTTGACACTAGTGTGCCGACAGGAATGCCGCTTCCACCTGTAAATAAATCATTAGAACCTCTTTGTAGATTTTCTGTATAAGGGTCTGTAGATGAACCATTGGACACAATAAACCCTGAAACCTGCAAAGCTTGCCCAAAATCCTGAGGTGTTTGACTTATGTACTTTGAAAAACTCATTTTTTTAAAAAAATATTATATTGTTAAGTTAATAACTCCAGTTTAAAATCCTTATCATAAACATACACTCGGTATGACATCCTTGTCGGCAAATCATCTCTATTTCCTAAAAAAACAGAAAAAGATGTGTTATCCCTACCATCCAAACAAAATCTTAGGTTTTTACCTAAAACAGAAAAATCTACTATATACCCTCTTATTTCTTGTGGTAGTGGGTCAAATGAAAAACTACCTTCATATTTGTAATCATTATCACTTCTTTCTTTAGTATAATATGCGTCATATATTTGATCATTTATATTTGCTTCAAGAAGCCCGTCATCATTTGGAACCGCATTAGTAACACTAGGATAATCCCCTATACTAAAACTTAAATTGCTTGATTGTTGGGTTTTTTCTAGGGTTTTACCCCTCTCTAAAGAATTGAATTTGGTTTCATTGTACATCATTGCTGTAACCTGAAATTCATTCAAAGCTTTTTCTTCTGTAGATAAGACACGATATTTGACACCTTTAATGTTGTAACCAGAATTATTATTGTCGGCAGACCAAATCGTACCTCTAGTAATCAAATTGAAATCGGTGTCGTCAGTTTCACTAATAGTCACAATATTATTTTCAGAAACAGAACTTACTGTAAAATATTTTATTTGAGGCGTTCTTTGGTTATCAATCTCTTGGTCAGTGACTCCGTCGCTAGAAGTATCTTCACGTTCTTTTGCTAAATTTGATAAATCTTTAGAAGACTTATTCGCTTTTGGAACCATGAAATAAATTTTTTGACCCACAATGTTTTCGCTTACTCCTTTGTCAAGTGTGACAGCTTTATCTCTAAAATTAATATCTATTATTCTACCGCCATACCTTTTAACAGTTTTAAAATTATCTTGTATAAGTATAATATCTCCCGGCAATAAAAACCCACCCTCTTGTCCAGTCGAGAATTGAACTACATCCGTTTCAGTTTGATTTGTATATAAAATCCATTTAGCGATTCTTTTTGCTTGGCTTGTAGATGTAGTGCCTATAGCAACAACCTCTTGTTCATTATACCCAAATTGCCTCAATGCCGGAAAATCTTCAGCATAAGCGACTTTAACTTTAAAATTATCATTAGCATCATTATACCTCACGACCACACTGGAAGTTCTTGATGTTTTTGCGCTACCCGTGTAAGCAAACGTTCCTGATGAAACGTTCGAATTATTAAACATTAAAACTGCATCTTTAGGTTTATCTATAGAAGGAAAAAGTAACCCTTCGCTCCAATAAGTCATACCTCTAAATATTGCTGCTATATTATTTATAGTATTTAAAGCTTCATCCCTATTATTAAAAACAACATTGCAAGTGAATCTTGACTCTAAGATAGGTAACTCCCCCAAATACTGTCTAACGATGTAACCTGAAGTAACATCTTTTAAAGAATAAGATTTATTATATTTATCTTCAAACGACCTAGCTTCGTCAGAGTTAAGATAAGATTGAGCATTATCATCTATAATAATTTTTTTTATAAAATCTTTTGCACTTATAGATTCAACACTGTCGTCTGAGCGGTTAAATAAAAAGTGTTTTTTTAAATCTGGATAATTCAAAAAAACATCTTCAACTCCAAAATCTTTTATTATTTCAAATTTAAAAACTGAACCATCAATATTTATTTTTTTTATTATACCTTTGTAGTTATAATCTATATCATTATTTCCATCTTTTAACTCCATAAAACAAATTTCAGAACCTAATTCAAATTTAGATTGTAAATTCGAGTCATTGTTTGTTGTTATTTTAAAAATACTTGAACCTTTATTTACTGAAAATTCATCAAACGGGTGCAGTCCCGTGTTTCCAGTGGGAATTAATTCGTCGCAATATTTAGATATAGAATATAAATTCCACTTATCCAACATAGATTGTTGAAACGCGTATTTACCTAACCCATACCTGTTATTTGTCATTATGTCATAAAGAATCCAAGCTGGGTTATCTGTCCATTTTTTATTTAAAGCAAAAGTTCCATTCCAATTCCCTTCATACGCCTTTGCTTCAGCGTCATAATTAGAAGGCACATTTATCTTTAATAATTTTAAATCAAAAGATCTTTTAGGTATTTGAGCGAAAGCAGAAGCATCAAAAATATTACCTATAATTGAGCTGTTAGGGTACCTTAATTTTTCTTTTATATTTTCGACTAACGAACTTACAGATAAAGATTTATTAGCTTTTGTAAATGATGGCTTAAAATCCTTATCTACTCTTGCAATTTTTATATATCTTTTTTTTGTACCTTCTGAGGGTGGAAGGGGTATATGGTAACTACGTATGTATTCTGACGAAGCAAAACCTCTTATAAAACAAGATAAGTAACCTATAGAGCCTCCTTCATCTAAAGATATAGAGTCTCCCTCGTAACCAACTTCAATAACAAATGAAGTATTTACAGTGTAAGCGCCGCTATTTGCGTTATATTGGCCAGTAAAACCCATATTCAAAACTAATTCATCTACATTATGATTTATAACTGTATGCACAAAAGGGAATTCTGAGTATGCAAAACTAGGTTTTGTCTTGCTGCTAATTACCGTATCATAATCATAACAGTAGTCTGTGTTCTGCTCTGCTTGGGCTACAAAATTTACACCGTTAATACTAACATTACTTAATGTTGCTGTATGAGGGTTTGCAAATAAAGCTACGCCGTAGTTAAAGGTTTGACTCGCCTTAGCAAAAGAAAGTCCTTTATTTAAATCTGATAAAGCTTTTTGTTTTTCGGTTCCTAGTCTAATTTCAGAAAAAACAGTTCTATAATTATAGGTATTTGTTTTTGTATTTTTTACAGCATTACCATCAAAATATAAACCTTTGAAATAATCACTATTTTTATTTATATCATTAGATAATAAAATTAAATCACCGTTGTTATCGCAAAGGCCAGCTACTTCACCTTCAGATAAAATATCAACGACTTGATAGAATGATGTTGATTCTTTTTTATTTTTTTCGTCTCTTGCTACCTTATTAAATCTTGTGATTCGCTTATTTGTAATTTTGTCAGTGCTGTACTCATTCAAAGTATAAGGGGTATCTTCTGCATTTACAAGCTCAGCAGAAGGACAAACTGTTTTTGCGTTTAAGCTCCCCCAATTATTACGGTACTGATCTAGACTTACTGAATGACTCATATTAATTAAATTTTGCTATTGACGAAGATGCGATATCTATTTGTTCTTTTTCTATTGTGTTTGTGCTGTCAGAAAATAAAGTTTCATAAAAATTATTTTCTAAAGTGAGACTTTTATCCACATTTATCAGACTCACAGATAAAATAGTGCTACCTACCTTAAACCTGCCATAACCAACAGGAACAGGAGAGCCTTGTTTGGCGGCATTCTCTGCCTGACTAAAAATGTAAGAAGATGTTGAAGCTGTATCAGGATCATCCGGCGCAAGTAGTTTGCTCATAAGAAGATTCATTCCTATAGCAAAAGCAATATTAATAATCACCGCAGCAATTTTCATCTTAAGTGTTAATTTTGCTCCTGCTGCAACTATAGTCATAATAGTGATCCCTATAGCCCCCATGAGTATAGGAAGAATAACTACCTCACTACCTTTAACATTAACTAGGTCAAAATTTTTATCTGATGTCATTTTGCCATCCACAAAGATGCTCATTTTGCGTTTCCTGTTCAAAGAGGTGTATTTTCTAAGCATTCCAGTGTTAGATTCTATAGCTCTAAAAACTTCAGATAATTTTGAGCAAGCAAATTTGTGGTGCTTACCTACTATTTCTCCAAGTCTGCCATGTATAATAACATTTGTCATTAGTATATTATACACTTTCAAATGCAAAAATAAACTTGTTTAAAAGAATAGGGGTCAAAAAAACAAAAATTATCATCAACAACTGAATAAATTAAAGAAAAATGGCGATGCTCTTTCGCATAATCTAAATCTTCACTACTGGGAGAAGTTGAGCCAAAAACATGAGAATGCCATATAAAAGATACACTCTCCTCTCTTATTATATCGAAATAGCTCTCGGGAGATATTTGAAAAAAAAATCTTTTATTATTGTGAATATTTTCAAGAAAATGCAGATTTTTATCTGTGGCTATGCCGCAACATTCATAGTCACGATTCGAACAGTGCATTTGTATTTTTTTAAAAAACAAATTAAAACTTGTAAGACTCGATTGATGGAAATCCTCCAAATGGTAACCCTTTCTTATAGTCTTTAGAGTAATGCTTAAATCTTATTTTGCACCCAGTTAAATTTTTCGAACACTTATCCGCAACCCAATTTTCTTTCTCAAATTGAGGGTTTTTGCCTGTAGTAGAATCTTTAATACAAACATAAAAATGATTACTTAAACAGTCGTCGTTTTCTTGCTCCCCAGATTGACCTATTTTACTAAAAACATTAAAATAAGATTTTATTCTGACTATATGCCCTCTATAGTAAGTTGTAGTTTTATCATAATCTCCTTTGTAAGCATTGTTAGGTAAATCAATATCGTAGCCATCTTTGTCCCAAAATATTTTATTATCTTCATCTGCTACTGGAACGCCAAGGTTACCAATAGACAAACCTCCATCTGTAAAAATGTTTGTATCTTTTTTATTCTTTACCGTTTGTTCAAATTTGGCATCTTGACCATACAAACACCCTTCCCCCCTGTAAACCCAAGGGCAATAATTAGCAACCATTATTCTTGCGGGTAATTTAGCCCCCTCATATTCAAGGGGAGAAATAAGCTCAAATTCAACAAAAAACTTGTTTTCTTGCGATTTTTTATTT